CGACGGCTTCCACGCGGATGACTACCCCAAGGAAGCCAGCCGGTATGCGATGCAGGACGCCATCGACACGCTGGAGGTCTATGATCTGCAGGCCGAGAGAGTGATCGGAGAGATCGGTCCTGGCTCGGTGAAGACCGCAGAGTTCCACGCCGCGGTGTCCTTTGCCCTGCGCCTCATGACGTGCTGGGGGATGCTGATCGACCAGGAGAAGGTAGACGAAGTCGAGGCGATGTGCGTCCGCGAGCTGACACCTGAGAAGCTGTCCTTGCTGATCGAGAACAAGATCCTCATCCCCGCACAGCCGGCCATGCCCTACGCCAACAACGCCCGGGGGATCGATGGCCAGCCGAAGATGAAGGCACCGACCAACCCGAAGATCAAGAAGAAGAAGTTCCAGGAGTGGGTGCTCAAGGTGAGCAAGGCGCAGGACATCAAGATCAAGCTGACGGACAAGGCCAAGAAGCTACTCAAGGTAGTTTCCGTGCCGGCCAACCATCCGAAGCTCGAAGTTGGCTTCGTCTCGACAGACAAGGAAGTCATCTCTGGCTTGGCGTCGGTTGATGCACTCATCAAGCAGTATCAGCACAGGCAGAAACTGCAGAAGCTGGTCACCACCTACCTGCCCCACCTTCGTGGCACAGTGACCATCCATCCGGAGTTCGACGTCCTGAAGGAGACGGGACGCACATCTTCCTACGCCAGCAGCAAGTTCCCGAGCAACAATGTCCAGCAAGAGGACCCCCGCACCCGGCCGTGCTTCGTTGCCCGCCCGGGCTACGTGCTGGTCTCGGTTGACTACGCAGCCATCGAGCTGGTCAGCCTCGCGCAGAAGTGCTACACGCTGTTCGGTCACTCAGTGATGCGAGACATGGTCAATGCTGGCGTCGACCTACACGCCTACCTGGGTTCGGGCATCGCCTACAAGAAAGACGAGAGCTTCCGACTGGGAGTGAACGATGAGGAAGAGAACCCGACAGCGCTGCGCGTCTACGAACTCTTCTTGGAGCAGAAGAAGCAAGACCCCGACTTCTACAAGAAGTGGCGCACGCTGGCCAAGCCTGTTGGCCTGGGCTTCCCTGGCGGCATGGGCATCGACACCTTCGTGACCATGGCTCGCAACAGCTACGGCGTCATCCTCACACACGACGAAGCCAAGGAGCTGAAGGACATCTGGCTAGAGACCTACCCCGAGATGGTGAACTACTTCCGGTGGATCCGCGAAGAGTCCGTCGACCCCAACAACTTCGCGGTCGACGACGACGGCAGCCCGGTCAAGCTCTACAGCTACATCTCGCCGCTCGGGATGTATCGGGCCGGGGCCACCTACTGTGCTGCAGCCAACGGTGCCGCCCTGCAAACTCCCACGGCCGAGGGTGCCAAGAGTGGGGTCTTCAAGATCGCTCGCGCATGCTACGATGTCACCATGGGATCGGTCCTCTATGACACCCGGCCGGTGGCTTTCATCCATGACGAGAACCTAGCCGAGATCCTTGAGGATGAAAAAATGCACGACAGAGCCCACAAGATCGCCGAGATCATGGTAGAATCCATGCAGAAGGTGATGCCCGACGTGCTCATCGGAGCCGAGCCGACACTGATGCGCCGCTGGGATAAGAGGGCCGAGGCAGTCTACGACGAACAAGGAAACCTACAGGTCTGGGAACCACAGGCACTACTAGCATGATACACGACACGTGCGGTCCAATAGACGACTCCCCTTACCCCAAGATGGTCAAGAAGGACACCAACCCCAAGGATGCGATCGGCTGCAAGAAGCCGCCGCTGTCTACCTTGCCGATGCCGGTCCTCTTCGAACTCGGCGCCGCCATGCTCGAAGGCGCCTGCAAGTATCGCCGCCACAACTACCGGATTTCTGGCGTCAGGGCCTCCATTTACTACGATGCAGCCATGCGTCACCTTGCACAGTGGTGGGAGGGTGAGGACATCGACCTGGACAGTGGGGTGAACCATGTCACGAAGGCGATAGCCAGCCTCCTAGTCCTGCGGGACGCGATGATGAACGACAAGGTCACCGACGATCGCCCGCCGAAGTTCGACAACGATCCCGGTCGCGACAGGTGGATGAAGTCTGTGCAGACGCGCGTGGACGAAGTTCTGGAGCGCTACCCGGATCCCCTACCGCCCTACACCAACAACCCTGATCTGGACGTGACGCTATGACAACCTACTATCTCGTGTTCGAGCTTGTCGACGACCCTCGACAACACACACCCGTAGAGGTCCACACGGATCGCTACGATGCTGAGAGTTCCCAACTGTTGCTGCAACAGGATAGGGCAGACGAATACAACAAGGCCAGGACCAAGGCCTTCAAGGAGGGTCGCGCCTTCTCCGGAAAGAAGTCGGCCGCCGATTATAGTCACCGTTTCAGAATCGAGGAAGTCTAATGACCCACAAGAAAATCTACCTTGCCGGCCCAATCTCCGGCTTGACCTACGCCGAGGGCGCCCTTGGGTGGCGCGAGACCATCAAGGGTCTCCTGCCCGAATTCGATCTCTTCTCCCCGATGAGGGCCAAGGACTTCTTGGCAGCCGAGGACATCCTGCAGGGATCATACGAACACAATCCGATGTCGTCCACGAACGGCATCCTTGGACGTGACCGCAACGACGTGCTCACGTGCGACCTCATGATCGCCAACTTCCTAGAGGACCAGGGCAACTTCAGCCTCGGCACCGCGATGGAGTTCGGTTGGGCTGACGCATGGCGCAAGCCGGTCATTATGATCGCCCAGGAAGACAACATCCACCGCCGGCATCCGATGCTGCGAGGTGCCTCCGTCTACGTCGTCGAGACCCTGGAGGACGCAGCCCATCTGGCCAAGCATCTCCTGCTGCCCGAGATCGTCAAGCCCGAGGGCATCAAGCGTCTCTGGGATTCGCTCCCGGGTGTGAAGGCGATCAGGCTGACGCTGGTCGGCATCGGTGACAAAGAAGGTCAGAATGGAGGGGTCGCCTTGTCCTACGATGACCTGACGGCTGAGGTCATCGTCGACATCATCGACAGCGAGTCTGGCGAGATTCTCTACTCGTTCGGCAAGCTGACACTGGAAAACGGCGGTCAGTTCATCGCGATCAAACTCGACGCCGAGGTCGAGCTGGAAAAGGAGGGAGTATGACCGACCATTCGACGACACCCACGAGATTGGTCTGGCTCGATCTGGAGACCACAGGCCTGGATCCCGCACACGGATCCATCCTAGAGATCGGAATTGTGGTCACCGACCTCGAACTCAATGAGATCGACCGCAGAGCTTGGATCCTGCCCTACGTCCGCGATTCGATCATAGCTTCGATGGACGACTACGTCCTCAACATGCACATGGCCAATGGCCTGCTCAAAGAGGTCTGGGGCGAGCCGAGCATTCGAGAGACTTCCCTGCAGCTCCAACAGAGGCTAGCCAAGGAGCGAAGCGAGATCGGCCGCAGTGTTGCGCAGTGGATCAAGGCGATCTCTGGAGACTCATCATCCAAGTCAGCTCGCTATCTGGCAGGCAGCTCGATTCACTTCGACCGTGCATGGTTGGCCGTGCACTTCCCCGGGATCCTGGAGACGGTCAGCTACCGGATGCTCGACGTGTCGACGTTCAAGGTGGCGTTCCCCGGTCTGCTGAGTCAGCGAGAGGGAGGTCCAGCACATCGCGCCCTGGGCGACCTCGACTACTCCATCGACCAGCTCCAGCAGATGCGCGAGAAGGCGGGGCTATGATCGACCTCTTCGGACACCTCTCCTACGCGGCTGTCTTTGTCGGACTGCTCCTGCTGTCGAGGCAGAGCAATGCCGGCTGGCTCGTGAAGGCTGCCGGCGACGGAGGCTGGGTAGCCTTGGGCATCGTGATGGGGATGTCCTCGATCATCATCTGGGGCTCCTTCTTCGTCCTGCTTGATCTCTCGGGCTGGCTCGCATGGCGCCAGAAGGATGTGAAGGACTTGGCCCTAGCCCAGAAACGCCTTGCTGAAGGCGGCCCCAGCACCGATGCAGGAGACTTCTTTCGAAGCATAGGACTATGAACTTTCAAGACTACCAAGCGTTGGCGGGTTTGACCGCCGGAGATCACGGAGACACCGTGCGCGAGTTGACGAACTGGGCCATGGGGCTAGCCGGCGAGACAGGTGAGCTGGTGGATCTCCTCAAGAAAGAGATCTTCATGGGGCAGATTGCCACGCGAAAAGACTTCGAGTCCGAAGCCGGCGACGTCCTCTGGTATCTGGCCAACCTATGTCGGGTTCGAGGAGTCGACCTTCAGCGCGTCGCAGAGAACAACCTGGAGAAGCTTCGACGACGCTACCCCGACGGCTTCGTCAAAGGCGGGGGGGTTCGAGACTGATGCAAGAACTTGTGATAGGCATCTGGGCCGCCTACGCAGCTTGTGGGTTGTTGCTGTTCTACTTGCTCTGCATACTCATCGACAACCTCTATCCGGACAAAGGGCCATGACATTTACGATCCAACTCGTGGGCGGCCCCGACGACGGCTCCACCTTCATGACTAAGGATCTGCCGACCTTCTGGGAGATGTTATCGGAGAACGTCTGCGATGCGTGCTTCAGGAAGGGCTTCCATACGCCACTGGACTCCGAGCGCTATTGGCTCTCGACCAAGCGCACTGCTGCAGGCCATCACATCTACTACCATGAGGGGTCTCTCAACCTCGAAGTATTGGCAACATGACGGTCCAGGCGATCCTAGACGAAGCGTTATGGCAAGTTCTCCATGATCCCCATATTCGATTGGGGCAAGCAGTCTTCAACATCGCGATCGAGCGCAACCCCTCAGCCCGCATACTCTGCGGCACCGAGTTCGACCCGTTCTACGATGACAGCCGCGTGGACGCCTTCCTCAAGAAGCTCGAAGAGATCACAGCATGAAGCCCTCGAAGCAGACCTATCTGGAGATCATCACTGAGGTGATCCGTAACCAGAAGACCACATCGATGGAGCTGTTTGGTGTCGAGTTGACGTATGTAGGCTTCGGCCCCAAGGTCAAAGAGAGCATCGAGGCCGAGACCTGTCTACCAGCGCCCACGCAGATCCTGGGCGTGCAGATCCAGTATTCGAAATCATGATCGCACTAGGAATAGACCCCGACACCAAGAACACCGGCATCGCCCTGGTGCGCGCCATCAATCCAGCTTCGGCCAGCAAGGCAACTTTCAAGGTGGTGCAGGTTGGTGTGGCTGCTGTCGACGACACGCTCTCTGTGGGCCGGCGGATCCTGAACATGGCGGACGAGATAAGCTTCGAGCTATGGATGATGGACTCCGATACCATGGGGTTTCACCGCGTTGCCGTAGAGGGGCAGACTGCCTACGCAGGTTCGAAGCAGCACAAGAGACCGGACGACCTGATCGGTCTGGCGCAGGTCGCAGGCATGGCAGCGGGAATAGCCACAGAGGTCTCCAAGGATGCCGCCCTGTGGATCCCGAAACCCTCCGAGTGGAAGGGCCAAGTCGAGAAGGGAGCCATGCAGAGGCGCATCCTGAAGAAGGTGGGCCTCACCGAGAAGCTCGAAGGGGTTACCGGCGCTGCAGGCATGACCAAGGTCCAGAGAGGCCACGTGATCGACGCGATCGGGTTGGCTCTGTGGGTCGCTACAATTCCAACTAGGAGCAAGTCACTATGAACTATCGTCTAGCCGCTTCCGAGATGGCAAACCGGATGTTGCATGCCGGCGCCACCGTAGGAGATCTACGCCGTGCTGTCACTCACGAGATGATGATGGCCGTAGGTATGAAGGCAGCCAAGTATCTGGCAGGCCAGCGCCATGCTCGGGACAACGGTGTGAAGTCTTCCTACCGGGAACCTCGCAAGTCAGCACAGTGGGCTGTGTGTGTCAAGCATGACCTGACCGTAGACTCCATAGAGATCGAGACCTGGATCCTGGACCTGAAGACCATCGTGCTTGTCGACAAACACGATCGTGCACCAGTGGCGCCGTTCTCGGTGACCGGGGTCATGGCACTTGATCCTATGGCGACGACAACCTACAAGAGCCAAGGCGCCTTCGGCGGCTTTCCGATCGTGTTCGAAGTCTAACGGGGGCGACAGGTATTCGACAGGCAGGACAGGGGTGAGAAACCCCACCGGGAAAGGCCCACGCAAACACCCGGCGCACCTGTCTGGACGCGAGTTCGATTCTCGCCGCCTCCACCAATAAAAAGTGAGCCCCCGACGGCGGACATAGGGAGGGAGAGGACCGTCGGGGGCTCGAAGGCAGGTGATGCCTTTAGATCGTGTAGTCGATGATGAACTGGGGGTCGCTTAGGACGTTACCCGCACCCGTGTAGGCAGAGTTCAAGAAGATGGAGAGGTTGGTGTCATTGACGGTCGCGCTGATCTCCGCACCTAGCTGTGCGTAGTTGATGGGATAGTGGCTACTGCTCGCGTCGTCGCGAGTCATGTGACCTTCGAATCCTACAACTCGATCAATGCTAGCGATGCTGTGCGCAAAGGTCTGTGTCGATCCAGCAGTCACAGCGCCTACCGAAGAGACGACCTTCCGCCAGATCGTCTTGCCATCGATCCATTTGCGGCCGGTGTCCTGTGTAGTCGTGCTGTAGTCGATGGCATCCGAGCCCCGCTTCAGGCGCACCACGCGAAGCATAGTGCCGGCGACAGCGTTACCTCCGCTGGTGGTGTATTGCGCCATCAATTTGATCTCGTCGGTGGCATCCAGCTCGATCAGGACGGTGTTCCCGTGGGTGAACTGATCTGCACCACTGCCAGACGACTGGCTACCGTCGATGTCGACAAAGCCGGCTCCGATGTCCTTCTGCAGCTTGGCCGCAGTCTCCAAGGTGCCGGAGGTCTCATCCATCACCATGGTGTAGGAGATCATGTAGAGCCCCGCGCTGTTCAGCGTCAGGACGTCCGTGCCGGCCGTGAAGGTGTAGAGGTCGGTGGCGTTGTTGAGGATGCTCGACTGCAGGTCGACGGCAGCCATCGAGGCGGTCAGGGCGTAAGTCTCGGACGCATCCAGCCCTTGCTGGAAGCTCTCCATGTCGCCACCTCCGGAGATGCTGACCTCCAACTTGATGAGGCTCATGCCGGTTCCTTCCCGGGCTACCTGCGCAGCCGCGGACAAGTCCGCTCCCCATAGCTGGATCTTGTCACCAACAGCAAGCAGCTCGACGATGTGCTGAGAGGTGGTGGTGGCAGTTCCACTACCGGAGACTCCCCGGCTCTCCTCGATGGCGTTGAACCCACCACCTGTATCCTTCTTGATGATCGCGTAGGTGTTGTGGGTGCTGGCATCCTCGGTCACCAGCTCATACAGGATGAGATAGACGCCGGCCTCGTTGATGAGGAACCAGTCGTTACCAGAGTCCCACGTCACAGCAGCGCCAGCCGAACTGTGCTCGGTAGGCAGAAGGATGTTAGCTCCAGGGAAGGCCACGAGTCCTTGGTCTGCGTCAGCAGCAACGTGGCCCCGAGATATATGCTTGAGCGGCCCGCCGGGCTGGCCTACTGCAGTGTCCACGAACTCCAGGGCAGTCTCACCTGAGTTCACCCGAACAGTCTTGCTAGCGGCTCCGGAGTAGTTGGCCGGAGTGTCTGACAGGTCGGGGAAGGCTGCGGTCACGAACTCCAAAGCATCCGGAGTCGAATTGACCTTGACGAACTTGCTAGCCGCTCCGGTGTAGTTTGCCGGGGTGTCGGGCAGGGATACGAACGTGTCGGGGGTGACGAACTCCAGTGCAGTCTCGCCTGCGTTGACACGGGCCATCTTCAGCGCTTGGCTGGCGTAGCTGGCCGGGGTGTCGGTCAGGGTCAAGAAGCTTGAAGCGCCCCCTCCGGCACCAGATGCACCGAAGATCTGCCAGTTGCTCGTGCCATCAGAGATGAACTCGAAGGCATCATACTGAGTGCTCGAAGGCTTTGTCGGCGAGCCATCGATCGTGTCGCCGCCCGTGGGGGTGATAGTGACCGTGCCCGTGCCGTTGTTCTTGACACGGCAGACGCGACCCTCGTTTGCATCGGTGATCGCAGGCAGGGTTAGGACGAAGGAAGCAGCGCCCGTCACGACGATGGTCTCGTCAGTGTCGGCGAAGGCGTCGGTGGTCGTGATCCCACGGAAGGTTCGCCGGTTGATGAACTCCCAGTTCGAGGCCAGTTTCCACGCCGTTCCGTTCGAGAACGCCAAGTGTTCGCCCGGGGTGCCGGCGCCATCGTAGTCGACGACCGCGATGCACCACTGATACTGCGCCGCGGGGCGAGAGGCTTCTAGGTTCGCCAGCGTGCCGGCGTGCAGCAATGGGGGGAAGGGCAGATCATAGATCTGCTGCAGGTTAGTGTTCAGTTGGGATTCCCAACTGTTGTCGCCGCTGTTGACGGTGATTCTGGTAGGTCTGGTCATGGGTCTCTCCCTATACCTTGGTGAATACCTGGACGGTCGTGTCCGAAGACAGCCCAGTTCGAAGCTGGGTAATCCGAAGCTTGAAAGTGGCCGGCTCGCCGGAGAAGTCAGCGACGCGGTTGGCCTCGGTGTAGATGTAGTCGTTGGTCTCTGTGGTCACACTCCTCTGGAGGACGTCTCCTGAGTCCAGGATCTCCACCAGGAAGTCTCCCTCGGGATCTGCGCCCTCCTGGGGCATGCCCGCTCCAGCGAAGCCTGCGCCCGTTCCTGGGCTCTTAGGGGTGTAGTATCCCCAGGTGGCCGGGAGGTCCCCGCCGATCGAGCCGGTCCAAGAGTGGGTCGACACTCCATCAGGCACGGAGGGGTGCAGGGTGTCGAAGCGGATCTCCTCTACGGGCACCGGGCGGATGCCCTTGCCGTAGAGCGCGATGCTCTCTGAGGGCACGGTGGCGAGGTTGGTCAGTCCTCGGCCCACAGCCTGCGACTTGGTGTAGAGCGTGACCTGGGGCTCGATGAGCGGATCACCGACCATCAGGCCGTCGTCGTTCTGCAGGATGTAGACTTCGTCACCGATCCCGTGGGCTGCGACCCGGGTGTCGTATCGAGCGCGGATCAGCCCGTCCAAGCGATACTGGTCACCACCCAGGGAGACGATCGTCTTCAGGAAGAAGATCTCGCCGTTGATCGCCACGAGTTGCCGACCGTTGCGCCAGCTCACGGTGTCGGCCGAGAGATCGAGCACGGAAGCAATGTCCGGGCCGAGCGCATCGATGGTCGGGCCGGTATCTATCTCCCAAGGGTCGTCGATGGCTATCGCGGTCGCAAGGGTGCCGCCCTGCATGATCGTGGTGTCCGTCCCCTTCGAGGTGAAGGTGGTATCGTCCCGGCTAATGTGAATGGCCGAGCCCGTGATCTGAAGGTGCGCGCGCAGACGACCGAGTATGATCCGCTGTTCAGCCCCGGAGATCCACTCGGGCACTTCGAAGGGCTGGAACTGTGGATCAGGTTCGACCTTCGCCAGTGGATCGATCACCAGTCCTTGGTTCTGGAGGAACGTGCTCTTGGCCGCACCCAGGAAGTCGGGGATGCACTTCAGAGTGACCTGTCCCGAGAGAGGATCGGTAGTAACCGAGGTGATGAGCAAGACGTCGGCGACGCCTGCAGCAGTGATCTGAGTCCCGGGTAGAAGGAGGCGAGCCCCACGGTTTGCGACTAGTTTCTGGTCCCCAGCGCCGGCCAACTCCTCTTGGGAGCGTCGCTCGGCGATCACGTTGGCAGAGCCGAAGTTGATGGTCGTTACGATCGGCACGTTGCGCGCCCGGAAGTATTCCTGGAACGAGGCCTGCCCGGCATCGTCGATACCGATCGGCATCGCCCGGAAGTTGTTCTCTCGATCGGGGAAGGTGAAGAGAACTCGATCCGAGGCACGCTCACTGTGGAGGGTCTCAGCCTGGGGCAACTGGAGCAAGATGTCCGCCGTGAGGTTCGGCACAGCAGCAGTAGGTGCGCGCACAGGCACGAACTGCAGCAGGCCAGTGCTGAAGTTGTGCGGCAGCATGAGGCCTAGATCCTGGTGGATACTGGCCATCCATGAGCGTAGGTTCTGCCCGTCCTTCGCAATGACCGAGCCCTTGATCTCCTCGGTTACCATGAGCGTGCCGAGATCTTCCAGAGAGTCCATATCGAACTCGGCCTTGTTCTGTTTGATGCCGTGGGGCCACGCCGAGAACCACAGCTCTGCCAGGATATGCGCAGGGTTGTAGCCGTCGTCGGTGCCCTCGGTGTAGGCTTGGATGTCGCCGTCGCCATTCGATCCAGTGAGTCCGCCCACTGGGAACACATCAGTGCGGGGGGTGCCGCCCTGGAGTCGAGTCTCGATCTTGAAAATGGTGAAGTCCTGATCGGCGAAGCCGGTGTCTCCGATCGAGCGCACTCTGCCTCCGTTCTCGAAGGAGTTCGAGACATCCAAGAAGAAGGTGAACTTGCCTGCGCCCTCGGCACCGTTGGTCGACTCCAGAACCTCTTCGGTCGCACCGTCCAGGGTGAAGGTTGGATCCATGGCTGCAGGCGTGTTGCTGAGGTGCGACTCAGCGGGCGCGATCTCGATGTCGTAAACTAGCGTAGGCCAGACGGGGCTTGGCCCGAGGCGTTTGGACGTCCACACAACGTAGAAGCAGTTCGGCCAACGCGACGTGACAGTAACGCGACTACCGTCGCCGAGGAAGGCATTGGTGGGCTGATCGACCTCGCCCCAGTAGATGGTGAAGGTGCCCTCGCCTCCCAGGGAGACGGACGATCCAGAAGGATGCGAGTTGGGAGTGATGGGTCCAGCGAAGATGACCTTGTTGTCCTGGAGGATCTGATGCAGCACGGTCGCGGGGCCGACGGCTAGCATGTGCCACGCGCTCTCGCGCCAGACCTCAGTGTCCGGAGTCAGGAAGCCCCCGAGCTTACCGTCATTCTCACTGACTTGGGCTCGATCTCCAGCCCAGCCGAAGATAGCGCCGACGTGGCGTCGGCCAATCACGCGAGGAAGGAACGAGCCGCGGGTCGCGAGCGTGGTGGGGGCGTCCTGCGCAGTCTTGTCGAGCTTCGGCCCGAGCAGTTTGCCTGCCAGGATGGACAGGCCAATCGACAGCACTAGTAGCCCAATTTCAGCGAGCCCGAGCATACCATTTCTCCCTGTCTCTGAATCTGAATGTCGCGTGCAACTCATAGATGTCGGGTAACGACATCCCCGTGTAATGCACGCCTGTGTCGGACGCTTGCCACAGGGTGTTCTCCCGAGGGCCAACGATCATGGCATGGCCCGGGCCTCCGCCAACTGGGCCGGTGATGAGCACATCGCCCGGTTGGACGTCGGTGCCGGTCACCTGGTAGCAGGCAGGATACTGGCGCATGAACCAGCGCAGGCCCGCGATGGCGCCTGCCCGATCATGGAAGCCGATGTCATTCGGGATATTCGGTAGGGGGGTGGGCTCGCGCCGGTAGAGTTCATCGAGCACACGGCAGACAAATGCGCTGCAATGCACACCCTTGCCCTTCTCTGCGAACTTGGTATCGTAGGGGGTGTATTCCCACTCGTCGAGGATCTTCGCCATGCGCCGTTCGATCTCGGTGGCGCGGTAGCGATCCTGGGCGAACCCGTTGTCTGGGCATAGATTGAATGCCTGCCAGCGCAGAGGCAATGGCTTGTAGACAATCATGGTGCGTCCTCGAAGTTCGGATGGTAGGACGGCATGGCGAAGCCCATACCGAGGAAGTTGGCCTCGTTCGAGAAGCGGGCTCGGCAAGTCTCAACCGACTTGTCACAGCCTGCAACCACGCTGACGGTTGCACCATCCCAGTGTGCCGGGGGCTGTCGCACCATGTTGAACACGAGCGGGGTAGCCGAGCGCCAGTCCTGAATAGCGATGAACAGGTTCTCGAACTTGATGTAGCCTCTGTGGAAGAACCGATCGGGCGAAGCCGAGAGAAGCCCGTTGGTCTCCATCGTCACCTCACGCCCGTCGATAGACTCGACGACGGCTGCGACTGTTCGCTGCCCAGTTGACAAGTTGACCTTGCAGCTCGCATCGCCCAGGTTGTTGCCACACAGGTGATAGCAGGGGATGCCCATCGAGACGGTAGCGACCCGCGCCTTGATAGGCAGGCACCGGAGCATGACCTTGTCCTGTCGCTGCCGGGGATTGCTGCTGACGATGTGCACAGCGCCCACAAACAGAGTGTTCACGGTCTGTGACGGCCCCGGGATCGTAGGCTTCAGAATCTCCCGCACTGTGCAGTTGATCCTGGCATGAGGCTGACCGTTAGACACCCGAGAGGCGAAAGTGTCATTGTCAGTGTCGCCCATCACCAGAGGGATCGAGATACGACACTCGTTCTCTCCGAACAGGCCGTCGTTGACAGGAAGCTTGACCTCCATGTCTGGGGTCGAGATGTAGTCGTTGCCCCCGAACGAGACATCTGAGGTCCAGTCCGTGTAGTAGGCGGCGCCGCCAGCATGAACAAAGGACACCAGTTGGTAGGTTTCCTTGGTTGACAGGTCGATTGCTTCACTCATGTGATGTCCACCTCTCCCTCTGCCAGCACTTCGATAGTGCTGAATTCTGTCTCGGCCGTCTCAGTAGTGTGCCATGTCTCGGGCAATGAATCGGTATGGAACCGCTTGATGCGCGCCCGCGAGAACCGCTTGATCTGCGTCACGTCGATCGGGTCGGGCAGGTCGTTGCCTGACACCAGACCGAGCCGCCATGGGCCGACATCCTGGATCGTATTGATCTCGCGGATATAGACTGTGCCGTCGTTCATGACGATGCCGGCGTGATCGGTGAAGTCTGCCGAGAAGTCTGCGAACTGTCCGAATGGCTGCACGTCGATGAACTGCGGATCGGTATCGGTCACCGTCCACAGGAACTCTTGGTCGATCTCCCAGAACGCGCCCAGACGCCCGCGACGGGAGTCGAACAGGTTGAGGATCTTCCAGAAGTCTGGACGGTCCAACTTCAGCTTGAACTCTTGGAGCTGCACATAGCGTGGGCCCTTGGGCACAACTACAGGCTTGCGGCCCTCGGTTCGTCTTTGACCGTAGCGGTGATAAGTAGTGTCGATGCCTCCATCCCAGTCCGGGTCGAACTCGAAGACGGGGAGGCCCAACTGCTGTTGCCATCCATCGATGGCTCCTCCAGTGAAGCTCGGGGGCAGAGCGTTCTTGCCTACGACCTCATTGAGAGTCAGGTCGACCTGGGCCTTGGTGTTCGTGAGCTGCGTCACCTTTGGCTTGAGCATGATCTCCAGGTCTATCAGCGGGACGACGAACCACAGGTTGTTGGCATAGCTCTGATCGAGGTTGCGGTCGACCTTGATCCGATCGTTGAAGACTTCCTCGATCAAGTAGATGTCGACGTCGGCCGACAGCTTCAGCGACTCGCTCGTGGGATTCTGAGTGAACACGGCGACCCGACCACCGTCGAAGAACCGCCGGTATCGGAAGTCCCCGTTGATCTCGTCCTGGCCGGTGGAGCTGCTGGTGACCACCACGGTGTCCTGGGTTAGGATGCCTACCAGATTCTCGTCCGTCAGACGCCGCAGGGTGGTCAGGAGGCGATCCACCTCCTCGACCTCTCCTTGGAGCCATGAAGTCTTGAGGAGCCTCTGCGGGCGTTCTAGGAGGCCTCTACGCTCCTCAGCGAGGGACGTGGCCGCTCGGGTGACGTCCGTCAGGTAGCGGGTCTCCATTCCGACGGTAGTTACCCAGTTGTGGAGGAAGAAATCCAGGCCCGTGGGGAAGGTCAGGGGGGTGATCGGGGGCACGGCCCGGCGGCCCAGAACCTCGACCACATGCCGGTGGACGTCAATGGGGCCAGAACCCGTATCCTCGAAGGCCACCTCGATCTCCTGGCGGAATAGGCTAGCCTTGCCGGGAGACTTGGCGAGCACCTCGATCGCGTGGCGGTGGACATCGACGTCTCCACCGGAGCCATCGTCTTCGAAGGCTACCTCGATCTCTTGACGGTTGAGCTTGGCAGTGGCCGGATGCTTGGACAGAGCCTCGATCGCGTGGCGGTGGACATCGACGTCTCCACCGGAGCCGGCATCCTCGAATGCGACTTCAACGTCTTGGCGACTCAGCTTCGCAGTGTCTGGCGCCTTGGCCAGCACTTCGATGACGTGCCTATGAACTCTTACTGATACCACTGGCGTGCTCTCCCATTACGCCTGAATCTCGATACCGAACTCGGCTGCTTCCACGGTGGCCTTTGTCCAAGGGGCCGGTGTGCCGGTTGGATTCTGATCGAACATCTGTCGATACGCATCCAAGATGAGATCTGATAGAACGACATTACCGCCCGTTGCTTCGGCAGCAGACTCGCGCACGCGAACCCTGACGGTGCGAGTGCCCGATGCTACCATGGCAGCTACGCTGAAGACCTGAAGTCCATACACATCGGTGCCCGAGGCATTGATGAGCGAGAAGTTCGCGTAGTTGTAGAGATCGACATCACTCACTACGGCCGAGGTCACCTTGTCGGTATCGGTCGTAGCCGTCGCAACGTCGTCCACGTTGGTGTAGTTGGCTCCGCCATCTGGGGTCCAATCGGCCTGGTTTCCAGCAGCGCTCGGCAGGGCTCCGAAGATCTTCGGCGGGGGCGTGAACCAGTCGTTGTTCAACGAGCCCGTAGAGTCCAGAGCGAAGATGTCGTCGATCAGCAGGAAGCTACCGCTGTCGGTGTTCCAGGAGATCTTGACGCGATCGGCTCCGTCTACTGCTTGCTCGGCGAGGTTGACAGTGACACCACTGAATTCAACCGTGGCGGCATTGAGATAGTCGTAGCTCCGCAGTTCGTAGACACCATCAGTGCCCGTGCGCACGGTGACCTTGAGTTGGAAATACATCCACGATTTGTTGCTGCCCCAGGGGAATGCACCCGTGGTCGTGTCGATCGTGGTGGCCCCGCGCTTCAAGCGCAGTTTGTAGGCGCCTGAGCCGGCGTCGATGAGCACGAGCGAGCACTGTGCGCCAGCCGCGTTGTGAAGCTCGATCCCGGCCGTGGCTGATCCTCCGATGGCGGTAACCTGCGACTTGCGAATAGCGAAGCCCACAACCCAGGTGTTCTCGTCGGGCGAGACTAGTTCCTCTGTCAGGAGCGTTGCTGTCTGTGAGCTGAGAGCCGTGCCTGCTTTGCGTCCTGCAGAGAACGCTAGCGATCCCGTTCTCGTGTAGGCGAGATCGAGCTTGGTGGTTGTGGCCTGCTTCGTCTCGAAGCCTTCTAGCATTCTGAGAACCATTAGGACACCACCTCGACTCCGAACTCACCACCGTCGATCTCGGTCTTCGTCCAAGCGGCTGCAGCAACAGGGTCTTGCTCCATGATGACAGGATAGCTGAGAAGGGTCGTGCCACTGACAGTGAAGTCAGCACCATCACCCTCAGATGTCGAAGCTGCCCGGAACTTAGGCTTCAGGACCCTGCTACCAACAGCCTGCATCGCTGCATCCGTGACGACTCGGAGCCCGAAGATGGTTCCGATCCCGGTCGCCGGCATGTTGTCGTAGGTGAAGAAGTCCTGATGTGCATTCGTGTCCGAGGAGATCCAGTCGGCTGAAGATGGCGTGTCTGAAGGATCGTCGATCAGATCCGCGTTGACGCCGCCGGCCGAGGGGGTGAAGTCGTTCTGGTTACCATCGGCTTGCGCCTCCAGGGCCACGATCACAGAGTCGCCCAGGAAGTCGTTGTTGGTCGTGCCCTGGTCGTCGAGGATGTAGATGTCATCCATGCCGAGAACCTGTGCGGCGACCGTCAGGCCGAACTGGTGTGAGTCGCAACCGTCCGAGCCGGTATCGGCTAGGTTGACGCTCGCACCAGACATCACGTTGTTCTCGTTGTGGCGAAGTTCGTAGGCTCCGTTTGTGCCCGTGCGCACAGTAACTTGGAATTCGAAGTAGTGCCAGACGTCCTTTGCGAAGGTCTCGGAGGTGGTGTCGATCGTGGTCGCACCACGTTTCAGGCGCAGCTCGAAAACTCCACTACCGTCAACAACCTCCAGGTTGCACTGCTCAACGCCTCCATCCAGGAATCTCCACTCGCCGACATTGCCGGAGAGCTTGAAGCCGAAGCCTACGGTCCAGACGTTCTGCTGTCCAAAGGCCGGAGTCGTCAGACTCGTTCCGTTGAACGTCATCGACGAGGCGCCGGGTGAGATGCGCGCTGTGCTGAAGCCGCTCGTTCCTGCGAGATACCCGCGAGACTGGTAGCCGGTTGCGGCCCAGACCTCAGCTCCGTCCATCCATCGTAGTGTCATAGTTAGCTCCTGAAGCGGGATAGCCGCCCCTCAATGTCCGCGCCATGCTCGTCGATGAAGTCGAGGACAGCCTTTTGTCCGCCAGCGAGAAGTCGCTCGGCTGTTGTTTCGTTTGCCACGAGCAGTGCTGCTCCGAGGCCTGGGGCGCCACCACCTGTGGTGCCTGTTGTTCCTGCAGCGCTTTCGGCCTGCGCGGCGATCTGGCCACCACTCTGGAATCCCACCTTGCGTCGCGAGTTGCGAGACAGTCGGCGGGGGCCAGCCATGGAGATAAGTGCACCAGGATCGACCAGACCTTGGTTGAGTGCTTCCATGACCCCGATGCCATACTTCTGCACCGCGGAGAGTCGCATCATGTATTCGCCGGGCTGGGCCCAGATAGGAGTCGTGTCCTTCCGACTGATGCCCTTGGGGGGTTTCGCCTGTCCACCCGTGTCGAATCCCTGGGGGTTCGTGTAGTGAGCAAGGCTTGCTTGCGACCCGCGGCCTGGGATGCGTCCACCCCTTCTGCGACCCGTAGATACGCCGGGGAGACTTGCTGCCGGAACGCCAAAGCCTAGTAGTGCCTTTGCAATCGCGAGCTGCACGAGCTGTGCGATAATCAGCTTGACGATCTGCTGCAAGAACCGAGCAAAGCGTTCCTTGATCGAGGTATCTGCAGTTGGGTCGAAGGCGTCAGAGATTGACTGCGCGATGAACTGAGAGAAGCTGGTGATAATGCCACGAAGGATCGTGGTCATCGCTGTAAACGACTCCGCGATCTTCTTCGCGCCTACTTCGGGTTCGTCGCCATTGACGGTGAAGTTGAGATCGAAACCCTCGCCGAGCACGCCGCGGAGGATGATGTCGGTCCGCAACTTGACGATCTTCTGGAAGCTTTCGGCAATGAAGTTGTCGAGATCTTCCTTGTCCTTCTCGGTATCGAAGATCGGCTTCTTGTCTTTGTTGGCTAGCTCGATCGCCTGTTCCAAAGGAGCGACCATGTCCTCTAGACCCTTCCGAACCTTCTCGATCTCGTCACCTCCCAGGAAGCCCGGCAGTTTAGCTAGCAGAGCTGCAGCTTCCAACAGAGGGTTGATGAGCACGTTCTGCATGATCGTGCCAATGGTGGCCAGCGGGTTGGTGAAGAGTCCAACCAAGATGTTGCCGAAGCTCTTGAAGCTGATCGTCAAGGAGCGTATGATGATCCCAAAGACCTGTTCGAAAGTTATTCGGATGATCTCCAGTGTGTCAGCAAAGGTGATGTCCAGGCCAGTGATGGCACTGAAGACTTTTTGGAAGACGAATCCGATACCTACAAGAAGGGCCCCAATCCGGAGGAAGGAGAGCTTGGCTCCCTTGGCAGCAACTTCAGCGGCTGCGGTTGCGCCTGCAACGGCCTTCGTAGCTGTAGCTGCCCTGCCCAGTGCACTAGTCCATAGGCCTGATGCGAGGTTTGTGGCAGTCGTCAGAGCAAGGATGGTGCCCATGATCTGAGCGATCTTGACCATCCCAAGACTCAGTTCCTCGGTGCCGCCCACCAATTGCGAGATGGGGGAGATCAGAGCATTGATGATCTGAGAAATGTGTTGGATCCCTTCAACGATGCCAACTACGAATCCTGATGCGACCTCCAGAGATGTCGCTAGAACCTTTGCCGCTGTGGCTAGTCCGTCGAGGCCAATAGCCCGACCAAGAACTTGTGCGCGCTGAAGAATACGCTCGATAGCCTGAAAGATTGCCTCGAACGCTTTCTGTGCTTGGGGGCTCGGACGAAGTAGTTGGCCGAACTCTGTCTTCTCTACAGTGGTGAGCGCACCGAACAACTCTTTCAAGACATCTCTGAGAGTCTCAAATGCACCCTTCGCTGCAGCGCCGGCCACCAATTCGAGAACGTCCTTCAAGCGAACGAACAACCCGCCGACTGTGCCGGCTGCAGCCCGTGCGCCGAGGGCGAAGCCCTGCAATCTCTCCTGCAATGCCGCGAAGAACTTGTCAGCACCGAGAGTCTTGAGCTTCCGGATCTCCTTGTTCGTCAGGTTCAAGACCTGCGCAATACGTGTCGTCGTCTGCCGGATATTGCCGGTCAGAATAGCTCGGATTTCCTCAGACAGTTGGCGCTGGGGCAGACCGATGTTGGAGGCCGCCTGGGAGATCAGAACCGAGAACTGCCTGACCTGATCGAGGTTGAAGCCAGCAGCGAGACCTGGGCCGAGAGCGATCTGGAACGCATCAAGGAGTTCCTGGAACGTAGCGGTAGTCGACAGAGCATCCTGACGTAGGAGCTGCTGTTGCCTGCGAGCCGCAGTCTGCGCAGCAAGGAATGCCTCCGCTCCTTCGAGCAACTTGCCTTGCTCGTCGCGCACATCGGCAACGGCAGTGATGATGCCCGCGATGCCGAGTCTGGAGCGCTCCAGCGTTTGGTTGAACTCGAAGCCAGACTTGACTAGCGCAACGAATCCCTGCGAGAGTTGTCGTGCCAGGGTGAACAGTGCGAGCACTCCGACCAACCGACGGAACGTGAACAGGAGTTGCTGCGCTGAGTTATCGGTGACCTTGATCTTTCGATTGAGTCTGGCCTGGGCAGCTTCGGCCTTCTTGGCTGCAGTCTCTTGCGCCTTGGCGGCACGCGCCTGCTGCTTGGCTGCTTTCTCGGCTACCTTTTGGGCTCGCGCACGCTCGACTCGCTCGTTCTTGAACATCCGAGACCGGAGGTCTTGAACTTGCTTCTGTTGTCGCGCACCAGCTTGGATGTTCTGTAGCCGAGCACGTTCAGCTTTTGCTTCCTCTCGTGATGCCTGGGCTGCTGCACGTCGAGCTGACAGTTCCTGCTTGGAGACCTGTGAGGTAGCAAGCCTCGACTGGCGGCGGAACTTGGTGAACTCCTCCCGCGACGCACGAATCTCGGCGCGGAACTTTTGCAGGTTCTTACTGAAGAGGTCAACGACCTCAACAGGATACCGGAGTCCACCTCTGTCGACGACCATCTTACTTCATCGCTCCCATCCGAGTGAGATCGGAGGCCAGATCATCTCCGTCAGGGCCACTTCCTCCACCAATCAACTTCTGCAAGCCCTTCAGATACTTCGTGAAGTTCTTGCCCTCATCGTGCGCGATTAGCCGATCACGATAGGCCGACTCAAACTGTTCTTGGCTGTGGAGTCGCATAGCAGTATCTGAAAGTGAGCTGAAGGCTAGCATGTCGAGGTTCAGCAACCATTCCGGGTCGCACCCGTAGTGGACAAGGAACACGAAGCTGTCTTGGATCTCTACCCATCCGTCGAGTGGTCCTCTTCTGCGTTTGCCTCTGGCTCTTCGCTTACCACGCCTACCACGGTCGTTCCGAGCAGTTCGCCGGCCTTGTCTTGAACCGCCCGGCCAAGTTCCTTTCCCAGGTCACCGAAGACCTTGGCATTTGCCTCAGCTAGGCCCCTGAAGAACTCGATGAATATCGGAAGATCCATCTCGTCGACAAACGCAAGGCACTCGTCTACCGGGCGCTTCTTGCCGCGGGGGAAGTCGTCCTTGAGCGAGTCCATGAATAGCTCGCCGATCGCCGCTCGGTTCTTGTCCGAGAAGAGAGACGTAACAGCTCCCTGAACAGACTTCTCTCGCTGCTTTGCGCGCAAGATCGCGAGGTCAGGATTGATGGGCTGCACGATGGTCTTCGTGAAGATCTCGCCCTTCTCACCTTCCGGAGGCGCGTAGACTTCTTCAGTCGAGCCCTGGTCGCGGCTGCTGCTGCTACCAAGGAGCGCCGTGAAGTGCCCGGCCATCTCGGCTAGCAACCCGGAGAGGCGCGCACACGTGCCAACAGAGCACGTATAGAATGTCACCTTCACACCCTGGATCTCCCGGTCCACGGATAGAGGTGACAGGAGTCGGAACTTTTCTGCGATTGACATTGTTCACCTGCCTGTCGTCAAAGGAATACAAGGGTGCCCCTTGGGTAGGGGCACCCCTGGGGATGCGATTAGCTGTCGGCGTGGTCGCGGATGCGCACGAACGGCGCGTCGGCGTCGGCCAGCACCGAGCTTTCGACGGTGCCCGAGAACGCCATGATGGCATACTCGTCACCGATCAGTGCAAGGTCGCCCTCAGAGGCCAGGGTCACTTTGTGGAACTGATACTCGCGCTGCTTGTTGCTGTTCGCCGGGTTCTCACCGATGAACTTCACTGCGCGAATGAGGTTACCCTGCGTCAGGCCACGGACCTCTTCGACTGGCTTGGCACCAGCAGCGGCAACCAAGACGAGGCTCATCGGCTCGCCGGCTGCGATGTTGGTCGCGGTTGACAGTAGGAAGATACGGCCATTCTTCAGGTCCAGCGTGTAGTCGGTATTCTCGACCAGGGTCACTGGGCCGCCAGACGTCTCGGTCAGCGTCAGGTCTGCCGTCTCGATGTCATAGGCGCGCTCGTCCGTGGTCTCATCGACGATGTCATACCAGCGGCCCAGCACGACGGAGGCGATCATTTCGTAGAGAGTGATGCCTGCGATGGCGACGTTGGTATGCACGGCGGTCTCACCTGACAGGAAGCTCGCGACGTTCTCGTCGTTCAGCTCGTCAAGCGAGAAGTTGACCGTCATCTTCTGAGAGAGAACGACTTCCTTGTCGACGACCTGCAGACCTGTGCGAGAAGACTTGTGCTCCAACTTCTCGGTCTCGATGGAGACGTTGAACTCGGTAGCGTTGCCGAGATCGCGCCAGCCGCCGTCATCCGGCTTCTCTGTGGTGGTATCGATTGCAGACTCGTAAACAATGCCCCGGCCCAGCGTGTAATCGCCAGTGTTGGGGAGACCAGTAAGGTTCTTGGCCATGGTATTACTCCGTGGGGGTTAGACTGGCGACAGTTCCGCTTCGAACGTGAACGTCACCTGTGTTCCAGTTGAGGGGCTTTGCTGAGGTGGATGGAACGGATCCGCTTCGAGCAACTTGAGTGTTACTTGCTCCAGGTCGTTGGTGTCGTCCCGGGGCAGAATGATGTTGGAGGCGATCAGGCGCTTCTCGGCTGCCTCGACCGTGACCTCTTGGTTGAATCGGCACGCTACTTGCCAGCGCCAGTTGCGTCGCTCTGATCGGTTCTCCCGACGGTTGCGACTCGGGGTGCCAAAGGCTGTCGAAGACTCTTCGGCAATTACAGACGCCGGGGTGATGGCGACCGAGTCGTCCACAGTCTTCAACTTCGTTTCGACATCCGTAGCAATAGCGTAGAATGGTCCGGTGGTGGCTTCCGTGTGTAGCCGTTGCTGAATCCGCTGGTAGTTGCTGGCGAACGTCATCAGTTGTTCCCCAGGGTGCGGTTACGTAGCAGGCCACTCTTGATGGTGCCCGGTAGGATGCTGTCACCAGGATACGGACGCGAGGCCCTGGTCGTGTCGATGACCGGCTGGCTCACACCAGGGGAGTCGATACGGATGGTGCTCTCGCTCGCGATCTCTTCATCGCCTGCAAGCAGGTCCATGTTCTGCTGGATCTCCAGCTCACACTGCAGTCGCATCTGTTCCAGTTGCGACGAAGTGGAGTCGCGGAACAGGGCCTCATCCTGCATGATCTGGTTCTGGTCGGCGTTGCCGTCCATGAACATCATCGGCATCATGCGCATCAGCTCGCAGCGCACCATCAGCACCTCAGTGCTATTGGCTACTGCGCGCAGAATCTGATCGTTGGTCGACGGGGTCTCGACGAACGGCAGGGCCAGCAGCACTGCAACCCTGGCCACGCCGAGTTCCCGGTAGAACTTCTGGCGCGTAACCAGGATGGCCTCGTTGATAAGATCGTCCGCATCCGAAGTCGAAGGCACGCCCGAGAGGCGCAGCTTCGGCTTCAGAGTAGCGAGGTCAGCGACGAAGAGAGGGGCGGTTGCCACTAGACTGCGATCTCCTCATAGTCCTTGCTCAACCATGCGGCTGCTTCATCTGCATCCTCGAACAGGTCGACGCTGTCGTCGAGTTCCAGGATCATGATGTTCAACTGGTCGAGACTCATGCCTCGGATGCCGGCGGGGTCCATTACCCAGATCGACGGGATGGTGCGCACCGGGCGGCCGGCGGGGGCCGGCGGAGGTGCTGCGTTTGGCTCATAGGTCTCCAAGAAACCCTTCGCGACCAAACGGTCGAGTAGGCCCTGATCGAATTCTCCCGAGTCGATCTTTTGGCCGGGCGCGTAGACGACGCCAGTCGGCGACTGGCATCCACGGTCCTGCGTTACTCTATAGTGCATGTCCATTGCTCCTCTGAAGAGTAGTGTGCGAGGGCTAGGTTCACGGTGAACCTAGCCCTCCCAGTTGCTCACTACGGGGTGGTGTCGATGCTGACGACCGAACCCGGGCGCCTCATGACAGGCAGCGGACGCGACTTCACAACGACGATGCGCTGTGAGGGGTCCTTCTTGAGCCAGCTCTTGCTGAAGCGCTCGCCCTGGAACATGCGACCCTCAAGGGCCTCCAGGTCAGCGATGGCGCCGTAGTAGAGCCAGTTCTCAGCCTGCGGCACGGCCGAGACGAACTCGACATAGCCAGCGCGAATCAGGGCCTCGCTCGAACCACTCACGCTCACGCTGCGGGAATACTCCCAGCAGTCGACGCCCATGTAGTTCCCGAGGAACATCGCGCCACTCAGCTCGAACTGCCTGCGCAGGTCGAGGTCACCGGCCAGCATGCGCCTGTTGTCCAGGTTGGTCTTCACCTCGGCGATCTTGACGAAGTTCGTCGCGGCCTCCTGGCTCATGATGGCGTGCGTGGTGGGGATGTCGTGCTCGTTCGCGATCAGGCGCTTGGCGGCGGTGAAGTCGATACTCGGGGTCGCCGTTGAGGCGGTCGCCCAAGTGGCAACCGTGTTGAGGGTGTGCCCACCCGGCTTCGGGTAGGTGACCTTGAAGTGGTGCTCGTCGGCGGCCGAGTAGCTGATCTCGCCACGCAGTGCCTGCGCGCACAGCCACTCTTCGGCATTCGAAACGAGGTCAGCCATACGCTTCATGTCGCGAGCGATGTGAGACTCGATCGCGGAAAGCTGCTGCTCGCCACTCGGGAAGACCACGCTGCCAGGACGCCGGTTGAACAGAAGCTCGGACGCCGTCATCGGGCGTTTGATGCTGATGTTCGGGAACCCGACGGTCTGGAACGTCTCGCCCAGGCCTGCAACAGCAATCGCCTCTCCGTCACGCTGGACGAAGGGAGCGATGGCGCGGTCGCCGGTCAGAAGGCCGATCTCGATCGACTCGGTTGGGAACGATTCGTGGGCGCCGAAAAGCAGCACCTTCAGAAACGTGTTGGGAGACTTTGTCTCGTTGACAGTGGCTGTCAGTGATTGCCACTGGGTTACTGCGGATGCGGAAACCATGTTTGTAACTCCTAGTGAGAGATGTCAGGACTAGCTGACGTTGGACAGACCACGGACGTGGAGGGAAAGTGCGCGGAGAGCCTGCGACTGCAGGGCCGTATCGACCTCTGCTTCGCTGGGGCTGCCGCCCATGAGCGCACGGAGCGCGGTGGTGTTGACGTCGTCACGGTGAAGCTCGCCTTCGATCATGATGACAGCCTGCACCTCTTCGGAGGCCGAAGTGACAACGCCTTCCATGGTGTAGAGCACACCGCGGACCTCGTTCTCGCCGTTGAGCTGCGTGCCAGCATCGGTTGCGGCCAGGACGTGGACGTTGCCGGTGAGGTTCGACATATCGGCCAGGACGGTCGGGGCGCCTGCGTTCTCGGAGAACGTGATGGTCACAACACCGTCGTTGGTGCCAAGGTTGGTGGTCGTCGCGGCGACGGTCAAGGTGTAGCCCTTGCCAGCGTCGGCCAACAGGGCCAACAGAGCAGTCTGCATGGCGGCTGCGGTCACGTCGTGATCGAACGTGGAGTCCAGACCGTCGACATGCAGGTCGAACGTGCCGTCCGTTGCCGTGGTGCTGGCAGCGGTGATGGTGTAGACGGCTGCGTCACTCGGCTGAGTGTAGGGTGTCCAGAAGCCGACGTCGCGATCGTAGGCCATCAGAAGGCCCTTGAGTAGCGTGGGTGCGCCAGACTGCTGTGCGATGGTGCCGACCTTGAGGCCACCCTCTTCGCGAGGGAACAGCCTGATCTCAGCACCGCGCCCAGCGACCGAAGCGAACAGTTGGTTGTCTTTGAGAGTCATTTGATTTCTCCAGTGGGGGGGTTGGGATCAGGCGCTAGACAGCGTGTCCACTCGCCTTGTTGTTGAACTTGGCCATGCGTCGGCCTTGCTCGATCGCCGAAGCTTCCTCTTTCGAGAAACCCTCGATGACCACGTTGTCGGTTGCGTCACCGTCGCCGGTCTGCTTCGAGCCAACCTTGATCTCTGCCTTACGCAGTTTGGCCTTCAGCTTCTTGACCTCGTCGCTGTCGTCGGCTTCGGCCTTCTCGATCGAGTCGGCGGCATCCTTGTCCAGCTTGTCGGCCAGCTCGCGCACGGCTTTCGCGTCGGTCATGTCGAAGTTCTTCGCGGCCTCTTCCTTCTCCAACTTCTCGGCATGCTCGCGCACTGCCTTGGCGTCGGTCAGGTCAACCTTGACCTCTTCCTTCTCGATGACCTCTTCGGTCTTCTTGGGCTTGGGCTCGGGCTTGGGCTCGGGCTTGGCTGTGAGAGCCTTGACCAAGTCGGTGACGAGTGCTTCACGATCCGCTTTCAGGATCTCCTGCAGTTCTTGCTTTTCCACGTTGATCTCCTGTATGGGAGTTGAGTTTGTGTTCTTGAGGCCGACTCGGCTTAGGAACTTGGTAAACCATCCGGGCATCTTGTCCTCTTCGGCTTTCTCAACCGTGAGGAGTCCTTGCCCGAACATGCTGACCCCGTTCCACTCGCCTTCGCGGTAGAGCCGACGCAGCTCGGGATCGTCGATCTTGATGACGGTCGCCCAGGCGCCAGTGGCGTCGACCGGGTTGTCGTCGTAGTCCTTGTAGTCCGCGAACCGAGGGTCGCCCTTCTGGACGATGAAGCTCTCGGCGACGTAAGCCTTGTTGTGGCCGACGGGCTTGCCGTCGTGGCGGATGTCGATCTGGCCGCCTTCCTTCTGGAACGCATGGGCCATGTCCTTGATGACGTCAGCGCTCGCCAAATGCCCGTCAGTGTCCGCGCGCTCGGCGGCGTAGACGATGTTGGTCAGCTCTCCGGCGTCCTCTGTGGCCTTCGTGAGGGCCTCAAAGGCCACCGTGCCATCGTCCTTGTAGAGCACCGGCATCTGGTTCCTGCCACGGGGGCAGAGCGTGATGAACTGGATTCTGGCCTTCTTGATCCGCTTCATTCGGTAGTCTTTCTCAGGAACAGGACGCATACCCCCCCGTTTCAATATATACTAGAGGTGCCGGGAGACCACTCCCCCGGAAGGGGAATCTCCCTCGAACCGCTACATTTAGCGGATCTGCCGAAAAAAATCAGGAATTTAGCCCCATGACGGCCAAGTCGAAGTCCAACATCTACTCCATCCCGTCCCCCTCCCCTGATCTCCTGGGAGACAAATCCTGGCTCGCCAAGCTGCAGAAGGCCCCCCTGGTGGACGGCCGCGAGGGTTCAAAACAGGGCTCTCTGCTGGGCCGAGTCCAGCAGCTCATCGACTACGACTCTGTCTCTCGACTGAAGGACCATAACGTCCACCACAGCGCCGCGCTCGAAGCCAAGGCGCGCGCCACTGTTGGTCTCGGTCACCGAAGCGACAAGGTCGCGGAAGTGTTGAACGAGTTCTGCGTCATCAGTTGGCAAGACACGCTCGACGCGGTGACGGCGGACTACTTCGAGTATGCCAACGGCTACTTGGAGATCGTGCGCAACCTAGAGGGCGAGATCCGCGGCATCTACCACCTTCCCGCGAAGGATGTGTGGGTGAGTCTGGAAGAGAACCGCAACGTCTTCCACTATGAGATCGCCAACCAGGGCGACTTCGCACTGACGTCCAACCTCAATGGTCTTCGCTTTGCACGCTTCAGCGAGCGCGACGACTTCATCAATCGGCGCAAGATCCAAGAGGCGGACGCGAAGGACCGTGTCTCCGAGGTCATCCATTTCCCGATGAACCGCGGTCGGCGTTCGCCCTACTACGGCTACATGGACTGGGTTGGTGCAACGCCTTCGATGGAACTCGATCACTGCGTCGTGCAGTATATGTTCGACTTCTTCTTCAACGGCGGCGTGCCGGAGGCCATCTACAACATCCTCGGCCGGAAGCTCGATCCCGACGACTGGGAAGCGATCAAGGAGAAGTTCGCAGAGCATGTCGGCATCGGCAACAGGCGCAGGCTCTTGCTGTTGAACATCGCTGGTGAAGACATCACGGTCGACTTCCAGAAGCTCACCGTCGATGGCCAGACCACAGGCGACAACCAGCCGATGGTCGACGCGCAGGCACTGAAGATCTTGAGCGCGCACCGCACGCCGCCGATCCTGGCCGGCGTGACGCAGCCCGGCAAGATGGGTGCGAACAACGAGGTCACCAACGCCATGATGCTGTTCCAGCTCCTGGCGATCGGCCCTGCGCAGAAGCAGATCAGCCAGATCTTCGCGAGCACCCTCGGCGACAAGGAGTTGAATGGTGGCCTCAGTCTCACCTCGGACGACTTCCTCGGTGTTGGCACCGGAGACCCCGAGGATGACCCGACCAAACCCCCCAATCAGGCGACAGGAATGCCTGCCCAGCGTCCAAAGGACCACAAGGGCAACGGCTTCCGCACCATCCTCGACGAACTCGACCTCGGCAAGACCGAGACAGTCGGCAAGATGAGGATGTCGATGGCCGAATCTCAGTCCCGCAACCGGGATCTGAGTCAAGGAACCGCCTCGCGCGGTGAAGACATCGGTGCCGGTCGGGGGGACAAGTCCTAATGAGTAGCAAGAAAGATCAAGCCAAAGAGCGACAGATCAAGTTGGCCG